ACTTTAATATATCCACCATCATGAAGTTGTTTTACTACTTCAAAGAATTGATTTTCAGGATATTCAAGTTCATCAACAATTAATTTACGTGCTGGCATCAAAGTACCAGCCTTGATATCCCCAATGTCTTTTAAAAGTTCTAATTGTGTATCATTGGATATATCTTGAGGGCCTAATCTACGAACACTGGGTCCAGGGCCATATTTCTCACTTAGTTCAAATGCTGATTTAGCACCAGCAACTACACCCAAAACACCAGTTGCAGTAGTTGATAGACCTATACCAAGAGCACTCATAGAATCTTGTTTACCGGTAAGTTTTTCCAGAAAAGTGCCTGCAGCAGCTGTTGTTGCAGCACCTTTCAGCATTTGCTTTGGACTTACTAGACTTGCAGCAGAGCGCCCAATGGATTTAGCTACATCTTTACCTTTTTCTAAAACTTTTCCAAGTGTTCCACTTACACGTTGTTTTAATCTTTGTAGATTTGAAGGTCTTGCTCTAGCTTGAGCCCTTGTTCTTGGTCTTCTTCTAGGCTTTTCTGGTGTAAAATCAGAAAGATTTGGCATGCCATTATCTTTAGATTCAGAAACATTTAGTATTTTTCCTAGTGTTTCATTTACTTTAATAAGTTCCTGCTCAGCTTGACCAAGAACATTATTGTTGTTTAATAATGAATTTGTAACATTTTCAACACCTAAATCAAGTCTTGTTGTTTGACTTTTATATTCTCTAGTTACATTTTGCTGTTCATTATCATCTTTATTTTGTATACTAGCTATCACAGGCGCTGCTCTGGAAAGATTAGCGCCTGTTGCTTTAAAGTATTGCTGTGTTTTACTTATCGGCATCTATTTTTGAAATCTTTTCCTGACCTCTAGTCCATGCTGCAATACCTAAAATTGCACCAAAAGCTAAATGAACCATCCCACCGTTTTGCAATGTCAAACTTTCCCATGCACTATAGTCTATAGATAGTCCTGCAATTAATTTATAAAATACAGGCATAATCATGGTAACTGCAGGGAATAAAACAAAGTCGACAAAACATATAATCATGTAGAGATAACCCATGAGAGGTCTCCAATATGACTTTAGCCAACTTTCATGATTTTGTTTACGCATTATTCCTATTCCTTTGCTCTTCAAGTTCTCTAAGATGTTGCAGAAGCATTTCTATATAAAGATCACGCTCAAAAGGTATAAGATTTTCAATTTCTGCAAGTGAATATTTGTGATGCTGAGCCAAAGAAAATACAGTAGTATAATAATTTTCTAAGGAGTTATGACTCAGCCCAACGTAAAAAAATCTGCAAGACTCCTTAGTTCTATTTTTCTTTCCGTGCCGTTTTTATTTTTATATTCTATTTTATAGTATAATTTTGGAGTTGATTCCATAAATTTAACTATTTTTTGATATGTAGCAATATCTAGATTATCCAAAAATTCTTCTATTTCTTTTCTAGAAAAAGTTTTCAAATCATAAACATCTTCATCTTGATAAACTTGATGCATGGATCTAATAACCAATTCATAGAATGCATTCTCCCCACTATTGAAATATTCTTGATCATCAAATATCTGCGCTCTTGGGTATTTCATTACTATACCAGATGCATCATTTATTTTAATAATAGCATCAACTCCTTCTGGGAATTGAACTTCAATAGAATTTAAATCAATATCAAATGTATAGATTTCATTATCTTCATTGTCTCGATAGGATACTGAAGCTATATTATTTATAGAAAATGCTCTGATTCGGATAAAGATATACTCAATGTCAAATATTGCTATGTCATCTACATCAAACTTTTCATCAAGACAACAATTGTTAACAACTTGTTTTATTGCTCTAAGTATTTCTGATGGATCATCAGATGTTTTTGCCATGAGAAGAAGCTTTTCCTCTTTTACAAGAAAAGGTCTAAACATGAATTTTTCTTTTGTTGAAGGTATTGTCAATTCATGGATTGGATAAGAAATTTTAGGTAGCATAATTTAAAAGCCTTTATTTAAGTTACAAATTGTGTTGCTAATGGTGAATCTGTATACCAATTTTTAAATGTAAATGTTGTTGTTACTTTGAATAAAGAATTGTTATTATCCCAATTTAAACTGTTATAATTTAAAGCAATTGGATATGCTTCATTTAACATTACTTTGCAAACTGGGTTTGCTTCTCTGTATGCATTCTTTATAAAAGTTTCATTATTTGTTATATCAGCACCTTTATTATTAAAAATGTTTATTTCTATAGAAGTGGAATAATCTTTCATATATTCTAAAGTATACTTTGGGACGTATCTACCAGCATTTACACCCTGAAAATCAAATATTCCAAAAGACATCCATTCGCTTATCAGATGCCAAATTACCAAATCTTTAGTATCTATAAATGAAATTGTAATATCATTAAATGATGCATTAATTGGAAATTTTTGTGATGGGCCAATACCATATCTATTTGTATTCATGGTATCTAAATTTACACCAGGCCATTGAACAGAGTCTGCTCTGAATGAAATAAGTTCAGAATCTTGTCTGGACGTTAAAGTACTTCTACCATCACGTAGTTTATAAGATCCAATTCTAACAAAAAATTTATTACTTTGAATTGTTCCAAAAGTATCTAAATTAGATTTAAATCTATCTATATTGAAACTTGCCATTAAACCGTATTCCTTGATTCTCTATAAATTCTTTCTGTCGTGGCTTTTTTGAAGTTTTCTGATGGGAGCATGAGAGCAGCATCCCAATACATTGGCTCTACATTCAAATATCTACTTCTTACATGAGCAAAAAGATATCTTTTTACACACGGTTTGAAATATTTAAAGCGTGCTGCACTTTTAAGAATTTTATAAGATATATTTAATTTAGTATTTTCATTATATTTGTTATCGGATGAAATTGAATATAATGAATCCATAAGTTTGGCTCTGAGTATCGGAGGCAAGTAATGAAGATTGATCCCAAGGAAACCGTCTGTATATGATTCAACTACGAATATAAGTGGAAAAGCATCATAATAAGGAAGTTCATCTTTCCATTTTGGATCATATGAGAACATAAACATTTTGCCGATATCTTCAGATGCTATTTTAGTCACGGTGTTCTTTTTATCACGCATCAATCTATTACGATCGACTTGAGTTAAAGATCTTGCTGCTTCTCTGAACCAAGTGCGTGTATCTCTTTGGCGCACTGATTGGTCAATGCCCTGAGTTTTACCCTGCTTTGAAAGCTGTTGAAATATATAAGCAACCAACTATTTTATCCCTAAATGATCTTCTGTCATGATTTGAAATTTCCATCCACGATCAGCACAATAATTTTCTGCTGCATTCCATTTTGCTTTATTAACGCCCCATGTAAAAACTTCATTGATATATCTTTTTGAAACTTTTGCTGGTTTTGTAGGCTCTTTTGTTTGTGTTTTTGGTTTTACTTCAATCATCACAGTTTCACGCTTACCTTCACTATTTATTAGACCAACAATAAAATCAGGAAAATATCGGTGTATTTTATTATCAACTGGTGATCTATAGGGAATGGCAATCTCTTCTGATTTCCACCATAATATGCTAGGTTTGTGATCCAAATACAACATGAGTTTTAGTTCCCACTGAGATCTATAAACAATCTTGGTGGGATCTCCTTTGTATTTTTCTGGGTTTTTTGGTTTAAAATGACCTTGTTTGTATCTCATTTTCGTGATAAATAAAGATGTAATAACTATATTTATAGAGGGAAAGATGGCAGTATTACCACAAATATTAGCGGCACTGTCTGTAGGTTCTGCTGCTGCTCAATTTGCAGATGCATATGCAGTTCAGAGTGATTATGCACAACAGTATCAAGAATCATTGACTTTTCCAAATGATTTGGTTTTAACAAATGAAACACCTTATATTACATTTAAATTTGAGAATTATAAGAAAAGATCCATTTATGAAACAGTTCGAACTGAAACAATTGATCAAAATGGTACAATAAGATTACCAGTACCAAGAAATTTACAAGATAGTTTTTCTGTTACGTATAGTCAAGAAAATTTGGGGCCTGGTGTTGGTGCAGCAACAAATGCAATATTAGAAGGACGAGACGCTGGAGCTGCAGCCGCCGCCGTGGGAGCTGCACAAGTTCCAGGAGGTTTAGCATTACAATTTGGTGAAGCAGTACTTAGACGAGCAGCAAACCCAGCAGCAAACCCTGGTTTTTTTGGACAAGCAGCTGGGGTTGCTGCTGAGTATGGAGGTTCTGTATTTAATGCAGTTCAAAGTGTATCTGGTGTAACTCCAAATCCGTTTCAAACAATATTATTTAAAAATCCAAATTTCAAAAAGCATCAGTTTAGTTGGTCATTTATACCAAAAGAACAACAAGAAAGTGAAAAACTAAGAAAAATTGTTGAAACATTTCAGTATCATATGTTACCTGGTATTTCTAAAACCGCCAGTATATTTTTTACATACCCAGGTATAGTAAGAATATTTTTAAATCCTACATCAAAATATCTTTATAAATTTAAACCTTGTGTTGTAGAATCTTTTAGTGTAAATTATGCACCAAATGGACCTGCATTCTATAGGAAAACGGTTGCTCCAGCTGCACTCAGTGTAAATATAACTTTTCAAGAAGTTGAATTGTGGACCAAGAATGATTTCCTATCAGCACCTATTAGCTCATTGTCAAGAGTATTACCACCGTCTATAAGTCAACTTTTAGGTATTCCAGGGGCTTAATAATTTAATGACAGAAAAATATTTTGAAAAATTTCCACTTATTCAATATGCAAATACCATTGCAGTTGATATCACTAGAAGTGCTAAAGTTTTAGATTCAATCTATAATGATCCACATTTATATTATCTGTATGATATCAAGCAGGGTGAAAGACCTGACAGCATAGCAAATCGTTATTATGACGATCAGTATTCAGATTGGATTTTACATTTATCAAATAGAATAATAGATCCATACTATCAGTGGTATCTTCAGAACGAAGATTTCAATGCCTTTGTTGCTAAAAAATATGGGTCTATTCAACTTGCACAGTTGAAATATAAGTTCTATAGAAACAATTGGTATGAAAACCAAAATCCAATTCAAGTGTCAACTTTTAATGCATTGACCGCAAGTGCTAAGCAATATTATGAACCGGACTTTGGCACAAGCACACTTTCAATTACTCCTTTGCAATATAAGAGAAGGAAAGTGGATTGGATTGTGGATACCAATTATCTGGTGAAATATGCAGTAGCAAATGGTGCTAATTTCTCTATCGACAATCTTGTAAATATAACTTACACCGGTGGGTCAGTAGGATCTGGACAAGTAGCTTCAAGCAATTCTACTGCTGTGATTTTGAGATGCATGGATAGTTTTCAATTGATAAGTACTGGTACTCTCCTTAATAAGGAAAATGGGTCAAATACCACATTTACAGAACAAACGTTTGTTGCTAATAATATCCCTGCGGATGAAGCATCATTTTGGTCACCAGTAAGTTATTTTGACTATGAGGATGAAATTAATGAGAATAACAAATCAATTAGAGTAATGAACAAATCCTATTATAATGTTATAGCCCAAAATATGAAAGATATTATTGCGTAATGTCAAATACAGTAGGTGATATTTCAGTAGACACTCTTCTTATATCTTCTCCGAGAGGCAATTTGGATCTATCATCCAGTTTTGTTGCGGCGTCAATATATGAAAGTGTTTTCACGCCAGGAACAATTTGTGATATTGTTGTTTTAGATTCAACTGATTTTATCAAAACTCTTAAAATTTCTGGTGATGAAACTGTTAACTTTAAATTTAAATCTTATGGTGGTGAACTAGCATCATTTGTATTTCATCTAAATCAAATTAAAGATGTGCAATCAGTTGGTGCACAAAAAGCCAAAATGTATGCTTTTCAATGTATTTCCAAAGAAATTATGCACTCAAAGACAAATTTGATTCAGAAGTCTTATAATGTTCTTTGCTCAGAAATGATCAAGGATATCCACACAAATTATCTTAAAAGTACCAAACCATTATTGGATATTGAACCAACTGCAATCCCACAGAATATTCTAATTCCAAGTCATACACCATATCAAGCAATAAAAACTATTAAAAGAAGATCCATTTCAAGAGAAAATAAATCTTCCGTTTATGTATATTTTGAGACTAGAGAAAATAACCAGCAGGTATTTAAATTTCTGACATTTGAAAAAATGTTTGCAGCAAATACTGTAAAGACATTCCAGCAATCTGATGCCATCAATACTGATATCTTCAATATAATACCAGATAATAATATTATAGCATATACGGTTCCAAATCAAATATCATCTATCAATAAAATCAGATATGGTGGTCCTAGAGCAGTAGCACAATTAAATTTTACTACTCAGGAAGAGAAAAAAAATATTATAGACACTACTGGTAATGATCCAAAGATGACTCAAACATTTTTCAATGAATTTTTTGATGGGGTTCGTAATCCACCACAATCAGTTATTCCAGTCGATATTTCACAAAGATCTGTTACTAAAATTTCAGAAACGACCCCATCAATTGAATCTTATATGGCTTCTCTTATACAAAATTCAATGAAACTTAGAGTTCCAGGTGATACTATTCTAGCACCTGGGCAAACCATAGATTGTAAAATTCCATCAAGGACAGCTCTTACGGCGCCAGTACAAGATGATTCTGAAATGTCTGGTAAGTTTCTCATTACCAGAATCCACCACAGAATTGGTATGCTTGTGGAAAGACCAAGATATACATGTATAATAGAGTGCATCAAGGTAAACTATGAAAGTAATGAAGCATGACAGAACGTAATTTAGGTGAAACAATTTCTTGGTGGGTCGGCACTGTTGTTGACGTTATGGATCCACATGAAGCAGGTCGACTAAAAGTTCGAATTTTTGGTCGTCATGATGATGTTGTTAATATTCCGGATTCTGCATTACCATGGGCTCTTGTAGTGCAATCGGTATCATCTGCTGCAATTGGGAAGATCGGTACAGCACCAGTTGGCGCCGTAAAGGGTACTAAAGTTATCGGATTATGGGCTGATGAAGATCATCAATATCCTGTGGTTCTTGGTTCTATTGGTAAGTCGGGTGATCCGATCCCAGGTGAATTTGAGAACGGTGCGCCAAAGATTGATTGGTCATATGGCAGTATTCCCTCACCTGCACAGGCATCTACTCCTCACCCTTTTAATCCATATGCACAAGTTGGATCCACTCAACCAAGATATAGAATATCTGATATTGATGCCGGGCGTCAATCTATTGCAAGCATTAGAAATAATGATGGGATTCGTATTACATATGCAGTCCAGGCTGGGATGCGCCATCAAAGTACACCAAGTATTGGATTTGCAAATCCAAGAGATAGGAGAGATGTTCTAGATATTTCTAGATCTGTAAACCCACTTTCAATTGGTTCTATATTTCCTTGCTTACTTTTAAATATGATAAGTCTTAAGGATCTATTGGCATTCACAACAAGTTTAGTTTCTGCAGCAGCATCGGTCATTCGAAATATAATTGTTGCCGCAATACAAAATGCTATTCTAAACCTTGCACAGAGATTAGGTGTATTTAAAGTATTACAAACAATTAATGAAGTTGCAGGTCAAATTCAACAAATCCAAGACTTGTTTAATGCATTAAATATTCAGATCTGTGGTGTCAATCTTATTAATCAAGGTTTATTTGACGTTGGTAATTTAGCATTTTCCCAAGCACTAAATGGTTTAAATAGTATCACAGGTTTTGTTTTGGGTGGTGTCCAAACTGCTATGCAAGTTTCAAGTCAAGTAGCAGCAAATCTATTTGATAATATTGTTACAAGACCAGCAATTGCGGTATTGACGCCAGATAGCCCTAGACCCATTGCATCACTGGTAGTTTCTGCACCACCGTCAGATTACGTAAGAAGATATTATGATGGCGTTGCACAACAAAATCCATTTCCAGGTTATATTACATATGTTGATCCAGTATCGGGAGCAGCTGTTTACGTAAGATCACAGACCCCAGATTACGTGTCGGTATCACAACATATGCAGTTTGCAGTTGAGGATTATTTTACTTCTGCTATTTCAGCATCACTTTTAAGTGGTAGGTTTGACCCATCTGTATTGGTTCAAGCTCTAATAGGTGCAACTGGCTTTGCTCAAACATTTGCTGCTGCAGCATATCTTGGGCAAAACGTTCAATCATTAGCTAGAGGTATTTCACCAGTGCTGGCTGGATTGGTCGGTGCAGCACTATTTGTAAATATTTCACAGAATATAAGACCTGCATTAAGAGGGACCGTTCTTCAAGGTTCACTTGTAGAGAAAGCCCTTGACAATTTTGCACAAGGGCAAGCATTGTTAGCAAGTCGACTTAGGGAAATTAGAGTAGGTATTGGTCAAAGAGCAGCACAGGTAGTTTCATAATGTCAGACGTAAATTATAATACAAGAAATCCGGATTCTTCGTTTAATACGGAATATCCTTATAACCAAGCAACAATTACTAGATCGGGGCATGAGTTTTATATCAATGATGCACCTGGTATGGAAAGTCTACGATTAGCACACACGAAGGGAACATTTATTGAAATAAATGAAACCGGAAAGCTCAATCAAGTAGTTGTTGATAAAGCATATTTTTATTATAAAGATGGCTTCACCGAAACCATCGACGGGCATAAAGATGTTATTATTGCAGGTGCTCTCAAAACCACAGTTGAAAATTCCATGGAAGAAATAGTTTCAGGGAATAGATATAACACCATTGGTGGCGATGGCGTTCTAACAGTTGCACAATCATATCAAGAAACAATTTTAAATGATCATGGTGAAGTTGTTGGTGGTAAAAGAACATCTAGAATAGAAGGTAGTTTAGAATCTAGCATACTTGGTGACAGAGTAGAAACGGTTGAAGGCGTAAAAGTTGATGGTCTATCCCAAGACTGGTTCACCAAAGCCGGTGGTGGAATTGAAATGCAAGCAGATGGAACCGTTCGATTTAAGTGTAAAAGATTTGTGGTTGATGCCGAAGAAATAGTTCTTACAACATCCGCTGGTAATATTACCATAACAGCAGCAGGTATTATCAATGCTAGTGGTCAACAAATCCGTCTTAATGATTAAATAAATATGTCAAACATACTAAGAAAAAATATAGATTTTGCTGGTGGATTGATTGTTACAGGTTCGCCAAATGTTTTTGTTAATGGGGCTTCTGTAGTGCGAATTGGTGATACAGTAAATTCTCACGGTGATCATGGTGTTTCATATATGATAACCGGTTCTTCCAAAGTATTTGTCAACGGACTTGGGCTTTGTAGAGCAGGTGATATGGCTTCATGTGGTGATTATGGTACTGGCGGCTCTCCAAACACCTTTGCAGGATAAGTTAAATGTCATTAAGAGCAGATAATATAACACAAATAACAAAAACCCCTGATATCTTTTCAGACTTTTTCACAGATTTTTCAAAACATCCTGTCACCAAAGAGTTAGCAAGACTTCGTAATGATCAGTCCATAAAGCAAGCATTACGAAATCTTATATTGACAAATTATGGTGAAAGATTGTTTCAACCAAATATTGGATCCAATATTCAGAGATCCTTATTTGAACCAAACGATATTATAGCTGCCGAAGATATTAGATATCACATTGAAACTACAGTTAGACAAAATGAATCAAGAGTCACTTTGCTTCAGGTCGAAGTATTTTCAGATCAGGCAAATGATTCTGTTATAATAAATGTGGTATTTGCAATAATAAGCACTAATCAAATTCAATCACTA